CAACAACACTACCAGCACCAGCATAGTAACCAGCAGCAATAGTTGCTTTCAATAAGCGACCCATTTGCGTTTGAGATACTAAAGCATAAGAAGGAACAAAGTTCGCAGTCTTTTGGTTAGCGATGTAATCTACTAATTGTAACAAATCGTTAGTTTCAGCAGTTGTAGTTGAACCTGTTGCAGCACCAGATACAGTAGAGAAAAACGCAGCGTTCTCAGCCTTAAAGAAATCTCTTTGTAACATTCTTGGTAAAGTTTGAGTCAAGAAAGGTAAAGACTTTAACATTTGCTTAGAGAAAGTAGAGAAACCAGCAAGGTAGTCATTTACAACTTTAACTTCAGTTAAAGAGTAGTTGTTTTCGCCTTTATCAGAACCTTCAGTTTGAGCAGAAATGTTGTTAGTTAAACCAGCGTTCTCACGATAGTAAACATACAATCCAGTCTCACTTCTAACAGTAGGGATTAAATCTCTAAAATTTAAAGATTGTGCTGGTTGGATAGCTGGGTTCGGAGCATAAGATGCTTGAGAATCACCAGTTAAGTTACCACTTAAAGTCATTGTCTTAACATCAGATAAATCCAAACGGAATTTACCATTAGTCTTCAAAGACTTCTCCATTGCATCGAAATTACCATCTAATTTCTCCATAATTACTTCATCCATAAACTTAACTTCTTTCTTAGCTGCTTTCTTTTGTGTAGCTAATTGAGAGTCGATTTGCTTTTGTAACTCGTCTTTTACAACAGTTACTTGTGCAGACACTTCTTTGATTTGTGCTTCTGCGTTAGCTTGAAAACCTTTAAGGTTCTCAGCCATTTCGTTGATTAAATTTTCCATTTTTACTTTTTAAATAGATTGTTAAATTGCTTAATTGCCTTTAATACTTCCTCATCGTTTTTTTCTTCTACAACTGGTGTCGGCTCAACTGCTTCAGCGGGTTGAGTGATTGTTTCAGTAATTTCCAAAGTCAATAACTCGGCTTGTATTTGTTTTATTTGAATCTCCATTAAAGCAAAGGTGTCATCTGTGAAACTTCCACCTCTAAATGCCTTAATTAAGTTTTCTAATCTTATTGATAAATTTTCTTTAGTTTCTTTGAACTCACCCTTGAAACCCAATGTTGGAGTTTCAGGATTAGCACCCCAAAGAACTGCTGAACCTTCATATAGTTTTAATTCTGTGATTGTACGAACTCCAGTCTTTTGGTTTACATCTGACTTTAACGTACTAAATCCGATTGAGTGTTGATTAATTAAACCAGCTTCATATAACTTAATAGCATCTTCGCCACATTCAGTTTCTATTAAGTCAGTAACCGCAACAAGCATATCGCCTTCTATGTACAATTCTTTAGGCTTACCTAAAGTATGTGCCATATCAGCTTTGTGGTCTACTAAAGACCAAATCATATTCTTGCCTTTTGGTCCACGTTCTTTGATAGTCTTGGTAAACGCTTCAGCAACGATAATATCGTTATCTAAATCCACGTTTCCAATCCTTGACCAACACGCTTTAACTGTTCTTGATTCTGGCTCTATATCCAAAATCATATCATTGTAGCTTTTGTTTTCAATCTTACTCATATAACAAAGTTATTAATTTTTTTTAATCTGCTAACAAATCTCTTATTAAATTAGAAATTTGCATTAAAGCCACGTTATTTATTAGATTCCATACTAACCCCATATCTCCCATTGGTGGGTTATCTTGTAACCTTTTTGGCTTTCCATCTTCGCCTCTTACGGCTTCATAGCCTAACGTACAACGGCAATTGATAACATCCCCAGCACTTCCACTTGGGTCGCAAGGATGTAACATTTGCTCAAAACCTCCATTCTTAGTCTTAACATTAAATTTTTCATCGTATGCTACTTTTACTCCATCCATATGAAAATGGTCAAACATATCTCGTGGAACTCTCCTTGTTCGGTTATCCCTTGCAGCAATCCATTCCTTAATAGTTACAAGTCCAGTTGCAGCCGTTCCTACCATTGAGCCAATATTCGCTGCTCTGCCTGTTTCCGTTCTTGCTATCATCTCTGCTCGGTAATCCGTTATCCCAGCGGTTCTTAATAGTTTGATTGTTTCTTGCATAGTTAAACCTTCATCAACTGACTTTATTAAGTATTGTTGAATCTGATTCTTTGTTGTTTGTGTTATCTCTGCTGCAATACTATCTAATCCTTTTAATTCAAGGTAGGTGAGCATTACATAAGTAAACAAATCAGTCTGCTTACTTTTAAACTCCTCTGGTCCAAAGTAACCTTTAACCGACTTCGACACATTCTTTTCGGCAATTTGTGCCATCTTAACGCCCATTGCAATATGAACGTTTTGGATGGTCTTTTTTATCTTCTTATCGCTAATAGCGTTTAAATCTTGGGTATCGCAATAAGTATCTACTTGCCTTTGTAGTTCTTTCTTAAACTTTGGCGAATAGGTTTTTATTGCGTTTAAATATAGTTTCCTATAATCTTGCCAAATCATTATTCAGGTATTGTTAATGGTTGAAACTCATCTGGACTTTGTAAACTTGATGGAATGTATAATTTTTCCATTTCAGCTTGGTCAACGTAATCAGGTATTTCTAATCCCATTATATCCATCTTTTGCTTAGGTGCAATCCACCACGCTTTATCCAACCATTCTACTTGCTCCGCTTTGTTTGCTTCTAATTCTCCATAAACAGTTGGGTCAAAGTCAACATAAACATCTGTATTTCTATAACCCCAATCAGAATGTAGTTTTCTGTTTAAGTTATCTCTAATACCAACTAACAAAGGAATAGCACAACGAACTGTTAATGCTTTCTCTCCTTCTCTTTGGTTGTTGTAAGTCTTATTGTCGGCATCGTTTAATAGTTGAGAAGGTACTCCGTAAATGTTACAAAGTGCTTTCATATCCCACTTCTCACTCTCAATGATGTCTAATTCAACAGGACTTAATCCGATTTGTTTCCAATCTACTTTATAACCACTAACCGCAATTGAATTAAAGTTAGCAGAGCCACCTTTTTCACTCACGGCTCTTTTAAGTGCTTGTGCTTGTTGTGTTCCACTAATAGGGTCAAAGCGTTCATCATTCATAAAAAGAACTCCAGCTGGACCACCATTCTGGAACGATGCAACCGCAGCAGTCTTCGCTTCGTTTGAACGAGTCAAGTTTCTCGCAGCAGCCATCAAAGGAGATTGACCATATAGTTGATTCCCAGTTGTATTCCATTGTAAGTTTATGTATTTATCTTGTAATACTTCTTGTTTAGTAAAGTTCCAAAGTGGACCATAGTTTAATTGGTAACCGCTAATAGTTGGAGGGAAGTTTTGAATGTCTGCTAAAACGTACATATATTGCGAAGGCAATACATACATTTCATACGGCTTACCATCGTTATTGCCACCATCAATCATCTTTGCGTAAACAAAAGAGTTACCTGTAACTAATTTAAAAGTACACCAAGCCTCTACGAAATCGCCAAAGGTATCTTCTTCATTAGGATATTTTAACAACTCGTTTAATCTTGCATCGCCTGTATATAATTCAAACGCTTTCTTATGTAGCTTCTCAACATCCTTCCAGTTCTCAATCTTATCTGGTTGGCTCATTAACGCTTTATATTTCTTTGCAGAACTTTCATCAACCACTTTATAAACGTGGAATGGAGCAAGTTTTGCTTTGTCCGCAATTAATTTAACGATTGAATAAACTATATCGTTTGCTGAATAACCATCATTAACAAAGCTAATGTTATCTCCACCTTGCCAAGTTATTATCCCTTGTTGTATTGCAACTTGTCCGTTAAAAGGAATTTGTGGTAGTACAGTAGATAGTTTTTGTCTTTTACCAAAAAAGTCAAGTAATCCCATTATATATGAATTTAAAACAAAGTTAGTTATTTTATACTAAAAAACAGATACTTCAAATTTTAGCTTGGTTAAATGCGTAAATACGGCATACCTACAAGCATCCATTAAGTCATCGTTTGCCTTCACAGGTTCTTCTATTACATTATCGTTTTTATCCTTTTTCCATTTGTAAGACATAAACTCCCTTCTAAGGTTTTTGCTATTGTAGTGCAAGTTTATTGGGTAAGACTTCATCTTTACTATTCCTGCCCATACATCCTTTTGTGCTGGTTTAATGTTAAAGCCTTGTCGGTAAAGTTCCTCAATAGATTTAGGCTCGGCAGCATCCGCATAGATTGTGGCACGTTCTGGTAGCTTCTCTTTAATCAATCTTGATAGGTCGCTAAGAGTTAATCCGCTTTGGTAAACTATTTCCTCAAAGTAGTTTTGTCCTTCGTAGTGTGTAACTTTTATAAGTGCTGCTGGATGCACATAACCAAAGTCCAATCCGTAAAACACATCGCCTTCAGGTGCTTCATCGTATTGTTTCCATTGTGTGTATATAATTTCTTTTGCAGAGCCTCGTTCTCCTAAACCATAAACCTTCCACATAAAGTCATCAGGCAAATCTTTGTATTGCTCAATGTTTCTTATTTGGCTTTCGCTTAGATTAGTTATGTTGTTTAGATATGTAGAATGGATGCGTTTGTTCATTGGGTTATCAGCTACATCATAAACCCAAGAAATAAAGTCAGCTGGATTCCAGTCTAAGAATACTTGTCCAGTTGTACGAATCAAAAGCTGGTCAAACAAAGCCTTGCTAATTAGGTTTGCCTCGTTTACAAATAGTATATCCCTTGCTGGACCTTTTGCCTTGTCTGGGTCTTCCAATCCAAACAACTCTATGTAAGAACCATTCTTAAACGTATAAATGAAATCAGTATATCGAAACTCCTTCTCATCCCATATATTCCATTGTTCTAATATATTTTTAAAGTCTCTATAAACTCCTCGTTTAATATGTGGAAGGGAATGTGATACCATTGAAATCCTTGTATTAGGATTGCTTATTGCTATGTGTATTAGCAACTGAACAACTGAATAGCTTTTGCTTGACCTTGAACCACCTTCGTTACAGATTACAGGAAACCCATCTTCGTATGCCTTTTTATTAGCATAAAAGACAGGTGTTGCCTTAATCTTTAATTGGTTGACAATCTGCATCTGGCTCAATAGTTATTTGAACACTACCCTTAATGTCAGCAGTAATGTCTGTTGTTTGTTTAGGTCTGCCCTCTAATCTATCTAAAAGAATCTCGTATGCTTTTAAGTCTCCCTTTCTCGCCTTTGCTATGATTTGCATATCTAATTGTTCAGCTATGCTAAACTCCTCATCTTCGCCTGTTACTGGGTTGCGTACCTTAGTAACCAACTCCAATAAACGTAAAAGTCTTGTCTTGCTATTAGGAACACCTTTAGGTCTTCCGTTTGGGTTTCCGCTTACCCCTTTTTCAAATTGTGTATCTATATTTGGAAATGCCATAAGTTACCTGTTTTTTACCTGTATTACAAAATTACCCCATTCTTCTTGATAATCAATGAAGGGTCAAGTTTTTGCATCCTATCAATAATTACTTGGCAGTATTTAGGGTCAAGTTCTGTTCCGTAACATTTGCGACCTAATTGATGCGCTGCTACCATTGTTGTTCCGCTTCCTAAGAATCCATCTGCTACCAAGTCACCTGTTTTAGAACTATTTGTTATTTGATAAGCGATTAGTTCTACAGGCTTCATTGTAGGATGCTCTGCGTTTCTACTTGGTCTTTGGAATTCTAATATTGTTGTTTGTTTCCTGTCTGAATACCAACTATGCGATGCTCCTTCCTTCCATCCGTATAAACAAGGTTCGTGCCTCCATTGGTAGTCTTGCCTTCCCATTACCATAGAATTTTTAACCCATATCAAGCATTGCTTTACCATTATGCCAGAATCTGCCATTGCTCTTCTAAAGTTTGCTCCTTCGCTATCAGCGTGCCAAACATACCAAGAACCTCCAGCTTTTGTATATGAACCAAGAGCCGTGTAAAAATCGTATAAGAATTGGTAAAAGTCGCCATCTTTCATACTATCATTTTGAATAGTTAGGGCATCTTTAGTCTTTCCTGTATAAGCCACGTTGTATGGTGGGTCAGTAACTACCATATCTGCGTACTCCGAGCCGAATATTTTACCCCAATTGTCCGTTTCGGTAGATGAACCGCATAAAAGTTTATGTTGCCCTATTTCAAAGATATCGCCTAAAACAATATCGGTTTCGCTACCACCCACAGGCACGTCAAAGTCATCTTCGGATGCATCTGCGTTTGTTATGGCAAAGTCTGGAATATCAAGACCCCAATCAGTTAATTGTTCTACATCCCAATTATTAGCTAAGTCATCCCAATCCCACTCGCCATATCCTACATTGTCCTTTACTATAAATTCTTTCTTTTGTTCTTCAGTTAGTTCTTTTGCTTGTTTTACAGGAACATCTGTAAGTCCAGCTTCAATACAAGCCTTTAGACGCATATTACCACCTAAAACAATATTGTTTTCGTCTATAACAATAGGTCTAAGTTCAAGCATCTGTGGGAAGTCTTGAATTGACTTAACTAGCTTCTTAAACTTGTCATCCTTAATGATTCTTGGGTTGCTTTGGTTAGGTTTGATTTCGTTGATGTTCATAGTATTTAGACTTTTTATTTCAGTTTGTATAGGGATTGAATTATAATCATTTCTTTCATCCATATTATCGGTTTTTTGTTGGTGTTCGTATTGATATAATGCTATCTGGCTTTTTTTCTAAATTGGTATATCCAAGCCATTTGCCACATTTGGTACACTCAAATTGTGTTTCTTTAATCTTACCAAACCAAACGTATCCTTCAGTTATTGCACCACATTTACAGGTGTATAGCTTCTTTCCGTATGTGTCTTTCATAGTTTATTCTTTAACTTGGTTACGTTATTTCTAAGAGGCTTTACCAAGTATATTATCTACCTTGCCTTGAATAAGGTTTAACTGGCTTATCCTTTGGACCAGATGTCTTCTTGTACTTGCCACACTTTCTTTTGCCAAAGCTAACCTTGTTGTTACTGCTTACTTTCGCCATAGTTGTTTATTAAATCTGCTAAATAATCAAATGCTTGTTCTTGTGTTTCTCCAAATACATAGTGAGTACATCCATCAATGACAAAAGAATAGCAAGAATATCCAGCTATAACTTCCTCTTTGCACGTTTCAAATATGTTACTTGTATCTATCAATTAGTTCTATTAATTCAGTTCTTTGCCATTTTTTAATCCTATTGTTAACCGCCTCAAACTCCAACTCTTTCACCGCTTTTTCACCTATCCTTTCTACTAAGCCAATCCTATACATTGCTTGATTTCCGTGCTTAAACATATTGCATCCAGCACATTGTAAATGGATGTTCCATTCGTTAAACCTTAAAGCCGAATAACCTTTAACAGTAAAGTAATGCCCAGCTTGATTTCCATTATAGCTTCCGCAACTAATACAAGGCAATCCTTCATCTCGTTTTCTAATATAAGCATTAACTACCTTTTGGGTTTTATCTAACAACTTGGGTAAAGGTATCAATGGCATAAAGCAAAATTAGCGTTACTTTTTCAATCTAACAACACATAATCTATCGTTATGCTTATATCGTTTCTTGTTAATTGGGTTCATATAAGTCATTATGGTTTTGTAATCAGTACCCAAAAACCTTATTGCCTTTGCTATTGACCTAAACCAAATCTCCTCTTTAGTATCTAAATAAATTAATCTAACTTCAATGTTATTATCTATTCCTGTCATTTAATCAATCTTTTTAATTCAAAGTATAAATGTGCAGTTAAATAAATAAAACAAGCTAAAGGAACGCTAATAAGAATAAACTTTAGCAATTCGTAAATAAATGTTAATAGTTTCATAGTTTGTTTTGTAAAAATAGGTACAAAGTATATCTTTTGCACTCGTTTTTTATAAATATTTCATTGTTTAATTTCTCCAAGTCCTTTTGAGTTTTAGCAGTTACCTTGTAATGTGCTATAATCTTTTTCTTTATTTGGTCTGCTTTATCTGGACTTAGATTATCCTTGTTTAATTCCTTTCGTTTCCATAGTATGTCAAAAGCCATCGTATTTAGTAACTCCCAGCCTCTTTTAGCAGACTTATCCCAATTTTCGTACAATGCCTCAATAACTTCATCATCTTGTATTTTAGGTATCTCTACTGCTTGTGGTTCTACATAAGTCTTTTGTCTTACTTGTAAAGCTATTGGCTTATATGCTGCCATTACATCACCAAAAAATTTAGGTGTAAACATAATTGCCTTGTCAACTGATAATTTTCCTATTGCGTATAGTTCAAATGCTACTCCAAGTTCCTTTAGTTTGTAATTTCCGTAATTTTTTATAACAAATTCGCAAATGAACTGAAATACTTCTATTGTTGGTGTTTGGCATCCGCTTAGTGCAACACAGGTCTTTAAGTGTTCCTTAACCTCTATTGGTGAACATCGACCAACACTCATAGTATCTAAAGCAAATACAACCTTTAATTCATCTGGTTCAAGTTTGTTATAGATTTCTAAGTGCAATAGTTTCTCGTTCTGAGTAAGAGAGTTTATGGCTTGTGGTAATACTTCTGTTAATAATTTCATCGTTCCAAGATTTGTTGTTTAAAAATGTTTCAGGGTTTTTACGGAATTGCTTGTCTGGTACTGATTGCTTGTAAAGGTCAAGATAATTCATTGCATTTTGCCTTTCATCATCAGTTAATTTATTCCACTTCTTTTTTAGTTTTTGCTTATCACCTACCTTTTTATCATATTCATTCCAAAACCATTCGAAATCTATATTTATATCTTCATTTATAGTTATAGTTCTATTTTCAGTTTCAGTTTCCATATGCTTAGCATATGCTTCGCTAGTGCTTTCTTTTTTAGGTGATTTAGCGTTATTTCTCCTACTTTCACTAAATTTTTGCCTTCTAATGGTTTCATTATACATTCTATCGTTGTAGTATAAACCATCATCAAATTTAAATTTATCCCATATTTCACTATCATATGCTTTACAAATGCTTAGCATATCCTTTTCACTTAATTTGCCTTTTTGATGTTGTAAGCACAAAAGTCTAATGTATTTTCCGACCTGTTCATTATCCATTGTAAAAGTGCCACTAAGAAAATCGCTTGTGTAAAATAACACCGCTGGGTCTTTAGCCATAAAATAAAAAAGGCTCTCGGCATCCACCCCAGTAGGATTAGGGTTTCAGCTTTGAGCCAATAAGTTTTAGTTAGGATATCCTACATCCTTTGTACGAAGATAAACTAATTAACCGAATATTGTGCCACTTGTTTTTTGTTTTTTAGCTTAACAATGGTAGTTTTTATGTTCATTCCATCGTTTCTAAGGTCAGCTATTCGTGCTGCTAATCTAAAGCAACCGAACTTGTTAAGTGCATCAATAGGGGTTAACTTTCTACCTTTATTTAGGTAGTTTGCGATTTGTGTTGTTTGACTCATAGTTGTAGTTTTTAAATTTGCGCTTAACGTTTTCGCCCAACGAGGGGTTGTTTTAGAATGGTAAATCGTCTTCGCTTTCTTGTTGGTTTACTGCAAATTCCTTTTTAGCAGTTGGTGCATTATATGAAACTTGCTTACCTCTACCACAATAGTTTTTCTTTGCTTTTTCGGCTCTTTCCTCTTGTGATTGGTTGTTCCATACTGTGTGTGTGTTTCCTTTCTCGTCTGGTTCTTTTAGGAAATCGGTAGCTACGTTTGCGTAATGCTTACCATTTTTGGCTTCTTTCCAATTAATTTCTTGTTTGCAAATGTTTAATACAATCATTGTTTTTAGTTTTCGTGTTTATTAATTTGATTTTGTTCTAATGCTATTTCATTTTGTCTATCTTGTTCTTTTTCCTCCTCGTCTTCTTCTTCATCTTCCCAATCGCAATGCTCTAAACAATCAGGACAAATATCAATTTCAGTAAAGTCGGTTTCTGCTCCGCAGCAAGTTGAATAAGGCATAATTAATCGTTTAAATAGTTTTCAAATACTTCAAATTTATCTGCCAACATTTTGTAAGGAATGTAGTTCCTTTTAGGTTGGTCTAATAATTCTGGAAAATATCTAAGTTTATGTTTTTTAAGTTCATCCTTTGCTGCGTTTAATCTATCCATCATTTCTTTTGCGTTTTGTGGGTAGCTTGTATCTACTTTGTAATTCCAGAACTTAACATTTTCCCTTAAGTCCCATAATTTGTTTATTGGTGTCATAAAGTTTGTTTTTTCTTGGTAAATAATTTAGTTACATCCTTAGTTGCAAGTTCGCTATTAAGTGCGTAAAGTTGGCTTAATTCGGTAGTATTTATGCACAAATCAATAGCTAATTCCAAGTCCTCTAAATTTTCGTGGGTCTTAATGTAAGCTGGGTTTTCTTCTGTTGATTGTGCCATTTCATCTCCTGTATAAAGTCCGCTTAAATCTTGTGGGTAAGCCTTTCTTAAAGCTAATGCTTCTGCAACTTTACTTAGCATTGTATGTGGCATCTTCGCCCATAAACCCATTGCTTTGCCATCGTTTGTTCTTTGGCAATATTCATCCCAGTATGCAACTCCAACGGCTGCCTCATACCTTGTATCGCCATTAAACCTAAATACTGAAACCTTACAGGAAACTAACTTACCATCTTGTTCTACAAAGATTGGTTCGCTTTGACCACCATAGTTTCCACTTCTTTCAGCGATAACTCGGAAGCCATCAATACTTGTTTGAATTGTCATTTTTTTACCCCATCCAGTTGGTGTTTTTACGTTCCTGTGGATGCAATAAATTTGCCTTGATAAAGCATCAAGTCCTGTTCTTTGCGCTTGATAAAGAAAGAGTTTTAGTTCGTCAACTGTTGCCTCTGGAGCAATCTGTGATTTAACTAACTCTACTTGGTCTTTCGTGTACGAAAGTTGTGGCTTTTTAGCCAGTTGTTGTTCGTTCATATTGGTTGGTTTTAGAGTTTAAAATTAGGTACTTTAGTGTTAATAACCAAATTAAACAAGCACATTTAAGTTGAAAACATCCTTTTTTATGGTATCATCAAACTTATTTGACAATTGACCTCTAATCTTTGAGATTGAATGTAGAACTGTTGTCCTGTCCCTATTGAAGATTTGTGCTATTTCCTCGCCATTTAACTCGGTTTTTTCCTTAGTTAAATACATAGTCATTTGCCTTGCTAATGTAACTTCCTCGCCTCTATATTTGGACATTAATTGTCCATATTTTATTTGATAGTAATTACACACTTTTTCGGCTATTTGCACTGCATACTCTTTCTGTTCTTCTTTGCTCATTCTTGTTGTTTTTATGTTTAAATGTTGGTCTAATAGGTCTTTTAGCCTGTTAATTTCTTTCTTTAATTCTTTGTTTTTATCTCGCAAAACCTCTATTTCAAGTTCTGCCATATATGTTTTATGTACTTCTCTCATTAGAAATGTAAAAGGTTAATTGGGAGCATAAACTCCTCAGTTAATGTATAAAGGTCAAGGATTAGAAAATGATAGCTTTTAAGGATTCTGCGTTGTATGTCATTCATTCGTGCAATCTTAATTAGTAAATCTTCCTCGCTAATCATTGTTCTTGTAGTATCCAATCCTCGCCTCCATTCCGATAAATCAGCCTCAAATAGATTTTGCCTTCCTTGTGCTTCCTTTAGCAGCTGGAGTAGTATTGTTGCTCTTTGGTGCAACTTTAGTTGTTTGGCTTGATAGATTAGTTTGCTCATATTGTTTTAGGATTTTATAAACCAACTTACTTAAGGTTATGCCTTTGGAGTCGGCTTCGGTTTGTAGGTTAGTTTTAATTTGGTTCGTTACTAATGTCGTTATTAGGGTTTTCATAGATTGATTTGATGCCTCTTGCTAAATTTAAACAGGCTTGAACTGTTTCTCTTACATAGCCTTCTGGCATATTAACTAATTGGGTTTCTAATGTTTTGATGTAAATGTCAATTGGTGTCATACTAAATGTTTTGAAGGATTGCGGTAATTAAAAATGCAATGCATACAATGATAAATGCATACATAGGTTTGATGCTTTCGGCTTGGTAGCGTTCATTAGCCTTTTCCTGTGGTGTTTTTAGTTTGTTCATATTGGTTGTTTTGGTTTAGAAATCAAAGATAGGGTAAAACCTTATATCTTTACCAAACAATGCAAGTATTTTCTATAAATGTGATGAACGGCAAATAATAGGGATAAATGGTTCAATATGACTTATAAGGGACAAATATGTACCAAAAAGTGCGTTTTATGACACATTATCGTACGAATAAATGTTACTTTAATACATAAAAGTATAACAAGTGTACGGCTATTATACTATTCGTGAACACTATCAAAACTTGAACAGTTTACATTTTTTGATAATAGAGTAGTATTACTACTAATTATGTCAAGTTATAGCTTTACTTTATCAATCAATAAAAGTTATCTAATAAGGCAACTTTGAGCCGTATTTGATTGACAATCGGCTCATATTTGATTTATAAAAAACCCCCACTATGGAAATAGCGAGGGTTAAACCTAAGTTCTCCAATATGAAAGCCAAAGATATATAAAAAACCCCACCTTTTTAGGGATGGGGAACTATGAACGAACAACTATTTAGAACCATCTTGTAATGGTGTATCATTAGAATTATCTACTCTCCTGTAACCTTGTTTCCAGAGTATGTTACATAAAGTTACGCTTTTCTCAATTATTGATTCTTCTTCATCCATAGGATTCAATAAATGTAAACACTCGTGAATCATTATTTCAAGATGCTTTTTTCCTTTTAGCCGTGAGTCAATATAAACCACACCATCACTTTCAGCAATGCCGTGAGCCTGTTCCCTTCCTAATTTCCTATGTATAATTTTAATCTTCATCTTTCAATAAAGCTAAATCTGGTCTATCAATCTCTTTGAATATAAGTTTCTCGCCACCTCTAATCTTACCTAAGGTGTTTTTAATCTCTTGTTCTAAGTTGTGCAATTCAATTAGTTTAGCAACCAACCATTGCTCTTGTTGTAGTGATGTCAATTTTGCGAAGTTTTTAGGGTATCTCATATTAGAAGACTTTACTTTTAATTATTCTATGATTGTGAACTCTATAATCGCCATTGTTTTCTTTCTCTATGATGGCAAAACCTTGATTGTATGAATCAACGTGCTTACAATATTCTACGTTTGGATGCATTAAATGTCCAGTTGTATATGTTGTAAATATCTCCTCATCAAACTGATTCTTAGTAGTAAACTCGCTGGTCCTATGAACGTGCGATGCAATTGCGCTTTGCTTAACTCTATCGTATAAAGTCTTAGCTGGACTTACACCACTACCCCTTCTAAATGTAGTGTCGCCGTGAATAATAGGTAACTTGCCAAACTTAACGTGGTCTATATTTTTAATCGGAATAATGTTAAAAGTATTTAGCATTAATATTTCCTCAATCTCAAATTTGCCGTTTAAACCTAATAATTCAGGTGCTTTGGTTCGCATATACCTTTCATACCTAAATTCGTGGTTGGCATCTAAGTTGTAATAAATAGGAATTTGAGGAAATGATGCTCTTATAAATCCAAGCATCTCAATAATAGCCTCATATTCTTCATCAAACTTTCTAACTCTTGGGTCTTTCTGGAAATCGCTTAATTGATAAAAATCAACCAAATCTCCATTGATAAATAATGAATCAATCTTCTGGTCATTTAAGTATTTAAAGCAAACATCAATTGCCTTTGGGTCGTGAAATGGAACTTGCAAATCTGCAATAAATCCCATTTTCTTAATTCCCATTGGTAAACAGTAAACAATCTTTTCTTCTACCCAAGTTGGTGGCTGCACAAAGTTTGATGCAGTACGCTTAAAATCTTCTATAAATTGTGTATTTTTTCCTTTAACTGCTTTTCCTTCGCCAGTCTTACCTCTGTAATAACGTACTAAATAACGTACATTTTCGTGATTGTCAAAGTGTGAACTTTGTTCCTTCATAATCAAAGTAGCTAAAGTGTTAGAAGGCATCCATTGAGGATATTTGGCTAAATAGTCTAAGACTATCTGACCACTCATTGTGGTTTTTTTGCCGCCTTTTTTTGTTGTTGTCATAGGTTTATTTTAGGTTAGTGAGTTTAGTATCAAATCTGCTTCTTCTTCTCTACGTTTGACCAATCCATCTAAGCCTACATTTTCCCATAATCTTTTGCTTCTTTCTATTTGGTCAGCTATTCCTTCGTAATCTGCTTTCGCTACAAGGTCAACTATTGACCTCATTTCCTTTCTTGTTTCTCCTTCTAATTTGTTTCCCCTATTGTAAATCATTGAAACCAAAGCACCTCTTGTGTCCTCGTTTAAACTATCTATCTCTGGGTAAATAGCCTTTGCTAATTTATAGTATTTAGGTAATGACTTATTAACGAAAACATCGTATGCAAAATTGTATGGTATTCTAACTTGTAGAATTTCCCCTCTTAGCATTGATTTAACCGCCTCGCCTTTTATCCCTACTACTTTCCTTAATGCGTGAATAAAGTTTAAATTTAAGCCATCCCAATCGCTAAAGAACTGCTTTTCGGTTACATAACCGCAATCATACCCAAGTCCAATAGTTACACCGCTATCGCCACCTGCCCAAATAGGCTTTTGGTATCGTTTCTCATAAACGGATCTACCACCTACCTCGTGTTTGATTATTAGTTCAATAGCTTTTTTGCTTATCATCTTAATAGTTTTGGTATGTTGTTTTACCATTAACTCGCACCGCCTTTAATACTTGCTTTCTTTGTTTGCCTGTTGATTCATAAGAAACGTGAACCCAATCAGGATTTGAAGATGTACCAAACTCCCAAATCATCTGGTCAAACGATAAATTATCCTTGATGTAATCAAAGACCATCTTGTTAGTTACTCCGTTTGGTGTGCCATCCATATCAATGTCAATCGCTTCGCCAGAGCAATGTTGGCTCGTTAATGAACCGCCAATACATTTATTTAACTCTGCGCTTCTATATCCGCTTGATATATGAATAGGGCAATTAAAGTGCAATCTAACAGGCTCGAATACCTTTTCTGCTAATAGCTTAAAGTTTTCAATGTGTTGTGGGATAGGCATATTGCTAATCCCGTTTCTTTTTGCTGATTCACTACGAATAACTTCGCTTAAATCTAAATGTGCCGATAGTTTCATAATAAATTATATATAAAGTAAATTAAACCAATTACCCATAAGGTAAAGCCAATTGCCAATGCTCGTTTTTCGTTATTCGGCATCTTTCTTTGTTGAGAATTTATCAATTGTGCTTGTACCCATTGCAGCTATGCATATAGCCATAACTGCATCAACAAGTTTGTCGCTTGGTGCAATCTCTAAATGGCTAAACGAGTTAGCTAATAATGTAATACATAAAAACAACGCACTCAATAAAGCTATAACTCTTTTGGTGCTTATTGACCCTCTTTCATCGCTTAATAAATTTGCAATCCATTTCATTTTATTGTGTTTTAATTAGTACTAATGCCATAAACAACATCAATGTCCAAAGTCTATTTATGCCTTTTTCTTTCTCGAAGGTTTCTTTGAACTCTTGGTCAATTCCTGTGGCTGGTTTAATATTTTCGATATGATATCGGTAAAGGTTGATTGTATCTTGCTTTTTACTAATTTGATTAATTGCTGAATCATAATACTTTGTTTTAATTTTTAATGAATCTATTGTCTTGTTATAACCTAAATACAAAGCGTTTATTTCTTTGCCTTGCTCAATGGTCATTATAACAACAGAATCTTCTTTTATTTTTTTAATTATCGGATATTGCGAGTAACTTGAAACTGACACCAGTATCAGCACTAACACTATCCAAAGTTGCTTTAACATCTTTTAGTTCGGTTTTTAATATTGTAACTTCCGTTTTTAATTCTTTTATAGTTTCAACTGCCTTTTGTACCAATTCCGCCTCTTTTTTACTTGCTTTTGCTTGTACCTGTACCGACAAATCATTCGTTTGAGTTACCTTATTCATTAACTTTTGGAACTCTATGTCATCCTTTAATTCATCACTTTGCTTTTGAGCTGATGCCGTACACCCCATTAAAAATATAAATAACAAGTACCTCATTATTTTATAGATTGAATTTTACCTAAACTTTCTAATGTGCTTAACTTAGCCGTAGCCGATGCCAAAGACGAATCACATCTTCTTAAAGCCAGTTGCATAATGTCTACCTTTTCATCCAGCTTTTGCACCTTAACCGCTTGACTTGTAATCTGGTCTTTAAACGTAGAACGCACATCAATATATAATGCAGATATGCCACAAAGAACGATAAATAAAGTAGCTACAACAGGATTCTTTGCGAAGTCCTTGAACGATACAGGTAATGCCATTTTAGAACAATTTTATATAATAACCCAATGAATAATGATTTGTAGTTGCGTTTATAGTAAATAAGCCGTTTTTAGCCGTTTTGTAACCTAAACCAAGTCCTAATCCAACTTTATTGTCAAATGCCCTTAAATCGCCTAAAACACCCAAATAAACCTCTTTTTTAGGCTTTGGTGTAATTACTTTGGTAATTGTTATCGTAGGAAGGTTAAAATTGGCACTAAAACCTCTGCCTTGTATCTTGTTTTGACTGATTGTATCTTGTATGTATGCGTATCCTAAAGAATCAATGCGTATTGTGTCCGAGTAAACCTTAGCTTGGTTGTATTCTTTAACTATGGTAATTGTATCGTGAACCTCATCAATATTGTAGATTGTGTCTAAAACCACAAAAGGGATTGATTTCCCTTTGGTAAACTTAGTGAAAGTTTTCTGTTGGTAAACTGTGTCAGTTGTTACTATAACCGATGGCTTACCTATGTATGAAGATTTATCCTTTAAGAAAAGAAATACAATAATAACCAATATCGCTATTACTATATTCTTGTACATTACTTAAATCTTTTAGCAGCCTTGATGTAATAACGAATGGCAAAAAGACCAGAAACAATAGCAATCAAACTCGCTATAAGACTAACTACTGGTTGCACATTTACAACACTAATAAATGCGGTTGTTCCGCTAAGAATAGTTAATAAGTCCGATTGATTGCTATTATGTACCATTAGTCTTCTTTTACTTCTTGTGGTGGATTTTGTTCTGCATTTAACTTACCCAAGAACTGCAATAATGGTAAACCATACGCAGTAGGGATAGTGTTAATAAAGGCTTCTAATTCCTTGATTTGTTCTTGATTAATTGTTATCATAGTTTTTATTTTATATACAAATATAGTTAAATATTCAATTAAATCACTTCTTCAATAATTGGTTCTGGAATAGGCTCTGGTTCTGGAGGTACTGGTGGTATAAAATCACCTGTAATTGTTAAGTTAAGTTGAGCAGCTACCCAATCCCAAGCATAAGAATCTACCTCCCATTGAGTGTATGCTTCTCCATCCATTATTAAATTGCCTTGTGCAACTTGAACTCCAATATTGCCATTTTCTTGCTCTGCAAACAAAGCATAGTAGAAAGTAGCACTTGTTCCTAAATTTACATTTATTGCATAGGTGTTTAATATCTTAGCTTCTAAATTTTGTCCATTGTCCCAAATTATTACGGGTTGAATTGTTTTCATATTTTATTATTTTTACTATTATTAGAATATTCCTATTGCACTACATTGATAAGTTACACCTGATGTTGGAGTAGCAGTTGTTGTCATACTTATTTTAGCAGCACCACCTCCACCATCACTAATTAAATTAATACTAGATACAGGATTACTTCCTCTGCCTTGTGAAGCTAAAGTTGTTAAAGTAGCATTTGTTTGTCCGTTTGATGTGGTTTGAACTGCAAATGTCGCACTATAAGCATTAGCACCTGTATTGTTATCACTTACCCATATATGGAATATAGCTGAATAACATCCATTATTAATAGCACCTGTTGGACTTAAAAATCTAAAAACATCTCCTGTACTATTACCAGCTTGAGTTCCAGATGAACTTCTAATATTATTTAAATCAGATTGAATTTGACCTGTAAACTTAGCCGTACCAGATACTTGTAATTTGTTTCCATTATCACTTGTAGTTCCTATTAATACATTATTACCACTTGGATTAATAGATATTGGTCTACCACTCCAAGATTGCATCCAAACATAAGATGTGCTATTTACACCTATATTAAATTTATCATTTACATTAGTAATAGCAGAATTTCCATTAAAATCTAAAACTCCATTAGATGTAAGTCTCATTTTTTCATTACCATCATTAGTATGAAATTGTATTTGATTTGTAGTACTATTTAAATATATAGCATTATTTCTATTTCCAGAAGCAGATAAACCTAACCCTGTTGAACCACCTTGTATATAAAAAATACCATTAGGGGAATAACTAAATATCGTATTATTATCAGAAGGGATTGTTGATGTTGTTCCTAATTGTAATATACCATTAGAAGTAATATTTAATGCATCACTTGTGTTAGATGTATTAAAACGCAAACCACCCATATTATTTGACATAGTAAATGTCGCAGTAGCATTTGTGTAAAACAATGATGCCATAGTATCTGCACTCTGCCTAAACCTTAGGAAAATATTACCAGTAGTGTTTGATTGTATTGCTAATATTGGAGCAACATTTATGATTGTAGTATCACCAGCCGTTAAAGTACTTGAAAAAGATGCACTTGTACCTCCTAAAGCACCTGTTAAAGTTCCTCCAGTTAAAGCTAAATATGTACTTGCAGCAGCACTTGTTGTTAAGTAAGTACTATTGTCATAAGTTATTGTAGTTCCAGAAGCCTTTACAAATCCTGTTCCATTTAATTGGTTTTGTTTAGCATTCCAAGTTGATGCACTTGATATGTAAGAATCCGTAATTGCACTACCATTCCAAGTACCAATAGTAACAACACCTGTTGCTAATATTTTAAATTTTTCTAAGAAAGTTCCTGTTTGTGTATTACCAAAAACAAAGTAATCATTAGTTAAATCATTATCACTTACGCTAAATCTCATTATACCACCATCGACAGGATTTTCTTCGTGTTGAATATAACCAACATCATTTCCACCACTTGCAACAGGAAAATTAATAGTAGCTAATCCACTTGATTTTGTTATTACTAAATTACTATTAACAGAAGCAGAACCATTTACAGTTAACATATTAGTTACTGTTGTAGGATTGCCTATGCCTACAAATCCATTTGCACTATTAACTCTTATATTTTCTGCTCCTAAAGTAATAACACTAAAATCTCCTTCAGCCGTTAAACTTAATCCACCATCAAAGTTTCTTAAGTTAGCCGATAAGTTATTAAACAAAGCTAATCTTACACCATCCGTTCCTGTTATACCACTTGCAGCATTATGTAACCATAATTGACTTTGTGTACTATTGTAAATGTCTATTCCGTTATTAGGGTTCAATAAACCAACACCTAAGTTACCAGCTTCAGTCAAAGAAATAAATCCGCTTTGGTTAAGTAGAGTTAAGTTTCTTGCACTTGCAGTACCTAATTTCTCCGTTGAAATCAAGTTGCCATAAGTAGAATCTATTGCAATTCCTATTCCGTTGTAGTTAGATGCACCTGTTTTAATTAATAAACCATAACCGCTATCTAAAGCAGAATCAGCACCTATTGTTGCATTAGGTACGCTTGTGTTTACACCTAATCTATTTGTTGATGCATCGTAAATAAATCCAGCTTCAGAAGTGATACTATTTGTACCATTCCAATATGCAATTCTACCATCTGCACCACTACCACTAATATCAGAAGTTATTGTCCAACTTCTATTTGCACTTAAATCATAAGTAGTACCATTTATTGTTAATTCTCTTGAAGTAGGTACATAGCCACTCAAAGCAGAAGGAATAACGTAATCAGTTCCAGCAACGGCAGCTATTAACTTACCATCTCCGTTTGTTTTTAGCAAAGAAGATAAAACACCACTTTGTTGAATTGAACCATTTACAGTTAACATTTCTGGAACTGTTGCTGGTCCGCCTATACCTACTTTACCATCCACGCTATTAACTCGTATGTTTTCAGCACCTAAAGTAATCACAGAGAAATCGCCTTCAGCAGAAATACTCATAGCACCATCAAAGTTCCTTAAGTTAGCCGCTTTAGAGTTAAATAGAGCCAATCTAACACCATCTGTACTTGATACACCTGTTGCGTTATTATGAAGCCATAATTGACTTTGTGTAGCGTGATAAATATCTATACCATTATTAGGGGTCAATAAACCTATTCCTAAGTTACCAGCCTCCGTTATAGAAATAAATCCAGCATAGTTATATAAAGTTAAATTCCTTGATGGAGCAGCACCTAATCTATCGGCAGTAATCATATTGCCGTATGTAGAATCTGTTGCGAATCCTATGGAGTTGTAGTTTGCATTATCGTTTTTAAGCAATAAAGAGTAACCACTATCAGTAGCAGCGTTTGCTCCAATCGTTGCATTAGGAACTGAAGTATTAACTCCAAGTCTATTAGTTGAAGCATCGTAATTAAACGAGTTTTCAGCAGTTATACTTGTTGTACCATCAAAGTAAGCTACATTCCCACTTGCTCCTGTTCCTGTAATTGGGTTAGTTAAAGCGTTTTGCTTGTTATTAAACGTACTCCAATCCGTTGAACTTAACTTACCAGTATTTGTAGCCGAAGCCACAGGAAGGTTGAAAGTATGAGTAGCTACACTTGAAGATATCCCAAAGTCAGTTCCACTTGTTCCTGTTGCAAAGAATTGGTTTTGTCTTGTTAAGTTATTTAAAGAAATCAAACCCTTTGAGAAAGTAGTAACTACTTGACACAAATGATTGTTCTCGGTATGTAAAGTAACTGTTCTACCATCTACGTTTACATAGATTCTTATTGATATTCTATCAGTAACACTTAAAGCAGCAACCGCTACTGGTACTGCAAAATAGTAAGGGTTAATCGTTGTTCCCTCTGTAATATATTCAGGAACTCCAACGCTTGTACCTAATAAGGTAAACGTTGTGCCATCGTATTTGTAAACCTCTGCATAAACGAAAGGATTACCTGTATTATTATTTACACTAAAATAGAACTCACAATTAAAGTTACCAGCTGGTACTTCCAATAAAGAAGGGTCATTAGCATCGGTAATGTAACTCGCAACATATCCATTAGAAGATATAGCAATATCAGTTCCAGCACCACTAATAGGTGTTTTGCCTAATTGTCTATAAGCAACCCCACCGATTGTGCCTTGACTAACGCTTGAGTTAAGATAGTAACTAACAGAACTACCACCACCTGTTGATGTTGGAAAGTCAGCTAATGTACCATCCCCTCTTACATATTGAGAAGCATCTCCATCTAAAGCGGTTACTACACCACTATTAGCCACTACTGGACCTTGTATATCCCTAATCTTTGCTTCGCCTGTAACTTGTAATTGACTCATAATATTTTATTGAAATAATCCTCTAATATATTCCCCAGATGCTAATGGTCTACCAAAAGTAAGCACCCCAGTTGAACTTATAAACTTAACATCATCGCCTGTTGGAGTTCCTGTTGTTAAAATGTTTTGTGCATCTACACCACCTCTTGACACATAAAGACAAGCATAACCAATTGTATCCGCAAATGTAATTGAAGTTTCTCCACCACTTGCCGTGTAACCTTTTGTCTTAACTGGGTTAGCACCTACGATAATAACTCCGCTTGGGTCTACTTGTGTTCCTGTTATGTTGTATGCTCCGCTACCTTGTAAACTCACATTATATGTAGCCACATCCCTCATAGGTGCGTTAATTGCTAAACTTGTTATATTACAAATTCCGTTAATAATAACCAACCCATCAACTCCATTATCAACAACAAACTTAACTTCTATTGGCTCTCTTGTTAATTGCTTGTCTAACATAAATAAATAAGAAAAACCAGTCAAAGTAATTAACCCATCACAGGTTACACTCCAAGATGCTACATCGTTCTTAAATTCTCTAAACCAAGCACTTGATTGGCTTGTTACCTCTTTTTGGTCTACGCTTACATTAAAAGCACAATTTGTACTACAAGCAAATGCAACATCCACCTCTGGGTCTACATCTGTTCTATGCCAATAAAGCATTACGTTTTTACCATTTACTGCTGCCATATTACAAATTTAATCAATTATCCGAATGTTTCTAATATTTCCCCAGCACCACTTATTCTGTATGCTTGGAAGTAAGTATCCGTTACTAAAACCTTCCACCAAATACCAGCACCATTAAATCCAACAATTAATAATTCAGATTGATAGAAGAAATCTCCAACCGAAGGAACACCAATGTTTTCTAAGTAAACTAAATTACTTGTTAAAGGAGCAGCAAGAGCAGCTTCCTTAGTCAAATAACCATTAGACCTAACGTGAGAATATCCTGTAACCTCTGTTGGTAAGCTATTACTATCATAAACAGTAGTCATTGTTGTTTCTATATTATCAGGATTAATATCCAATAAAGTAGCCGTAATAACATCATTTGGTAAATCAATAGTTGAATTACCTATTATGTAATTTTTATTTTCAACACTTATTTGTGCTGGGTCAGTATCACTTGCCGTTATTCTCATTGCACCACTAAATCTACCATCCGTTGTTTCCATACCCATAAAAGAAGCATCCAAGTTAATAATGTTCTTATTTAAACAATTTGAATATTGCTTGACTACTAACTCGCTTAGGCTTCTATAAATATCAGTAGGATATTCTTGTCTGTACCAATTCTTTAAGTTTAAACCATCTACATCGCTTAAAAACCCTCTATATGAAAAGAATCCATCGTTTATATCATTAAAACCTAAAGGAAGGTCAATTTCTAAAACATATTCATTTGAATCAGTTATAAAACTTTCTGTTGTTACTTGCTTAAAATATGTTTCAATAGTTAATTGAAAATTACTTGCTTCAATAGAACCAACAGTTGATTTCCAATAAGGAGCAGAGTTATCACATAAAATTAACTCAATAGTCAAATCACCTCCAATTGGTAATAATGGCATTACTAAATCTAAGTTAATCTTTGGGTCAGTTGAACTAAATGGAACAAAATAATAATGGTCATTAAAAGTTGTATTTATCCATTGCTTATTATTGTCTAAAAATACTGAACTAACTCCATCATCAACTAATATTTTAAGAATAAACAAAGCATCTGGTCCACTTGCTGGTACTCCTAATCCAGCTACATCCATCTTTAATGTTAAAACATCACTTGTATTTACTTTAGGCAAGTTAATAGGTCTTACTAATGCAGTATAAGGATTTGAAATAGAATATTGCATTATAAAAGAATTAGAACTTTTTTCAGGGTATGACTTTACATAAATAATACCATCAACAAATCTTTCTTCTTCCCAAGAAAAAGCATTTCCTACTGTTGGACTTACTACTGTATAATTCTTTAAATCCCAGTTAGTAATGTAATTATTAGGATATTCAATTACTTTATCAAATCTAATCTTGTTAAATCCTTTTCTGATTAGCTTAAATTGGCTATTATCTACAAAGTATAAACCGCTTGTATTAGCAGCAAAACCTTCAATGTTTCCTGTTGATTCATAAATAGCATCATCAAATACACTTCCATCACTATTGTAAATAGTAACATAGTAAGAGTCTTGTGCAAATTGAGTCAAAGGAACTATGTAAAAGTTTCCTTTTGCTTGAAATAATCTTGAACCAACCGACCTAACAATCTTAGTTAAAACATCAAGACAATTTGTTGCATTTTGATTATCATCAATAAAAGTTGCATAATTTATGTAAGATTGACCTAATGTATCAGCACTTGGGTCATCGGTTCTATTATCCATTCCATCCGAATAAAAACTTACTCCACTTATAATATCATATTCTAAAGGATATTCTAAATTTAATAAAGCAGTCTTTATGTAAAATATAGCAGTAAAAATATCAACTAATGTTGTATCATCTGTAATAAAAAAAGGTATTCTTTCTAAAATACCTAATCCATCAATAGCATTAAAAGCTAATTGTTTTCTACCTGTTGAAAAAACGTATTGAACATTATCACTTAGTATCCATCCTTGCCAATCTATATTAGCACCACTCATTAATCTTACAAAGTATTTTCTATCGTTCAAAGTTGTAAAATCAGGCATATTAGCCACATCATCGGTAACATCAATAGCAACTGCTAATTGGCTAACATATATTGGCTCAAAAGCATCATCGCTTCTTGGTATGTATTGTATTTGTAAACTAACACAAGGATATTCTATTATTGCACCAGCGTAACCATCTTCATAAATGTTAAGTATGCTTGTTACATCCGATTTAGTTGCTGCCGTAATTCTATATTTTATTTCGTATGCCATTAACCCCTAATTATATTTAATGAAGAATTAGACCTTTGCATTGCTAAAACTAAGTCTTGACCTCTTAATACAAATTGACCATTAGAATTAACACTATTTGTCATATTCCCTGTATTAAATGAAGTTGGCTTTGATTGACCTAAATTAGTTGGTGCTAAATTCCTTGCAGCACCAAATGCTGAACTCAATGCACCTGTGGCAGCAAAAACTCCCTTCAATGCTGGAAACGCTTCTAATATAGCTTGAAATATTAATGCTTGAATAACAGCAGCAGCTATTTGTTTACCTATATTAGCAAACATATCTCCAATAGCATCTAATGGTTTTTGACCACTTTGCATTGCATCATACATACCCATTAAAGAGTTTGTTACACTACCAGAAATTGTATCAGCAAAATTTATATATGACTTTTTCAAATCATCAATTCTCTTTTTTTCTGCTTCATCAGAATCAATAGCACTCTTGTCCTTTTTAAATATGCCTTGCATATATGCACCAAAACCACCATTTTTTTGAGTTGATTCTAATAAATCTTTAGCTTGTTTCTCAAAATATGCTTTTCTTTTATCTTCTTTTGCTCCTCTTTCAGATGGTAATTCAAATAATTTAAATGATTCATTTTTTAATACAAACTCAGCTTCTTTTACTTTATCTTTTAGCTTTTTTACATAGTCATTAAGTTCTGCTAAAGTCTGTTTTGCATAATTTACAATTGGAGCTTTCTTTGTTTTAGTTTTTGTTTCTGACTCAGAATTATCAAATAAAGTAGTTACATCTAATGTTCTTGATAATGATGCTTTAGCGTTTGCAATATCTACTTGAGCCTCTTTTAATGGCACTACATATTCGGCATCAATAGCAGAACGAAGCATTTTTGTTGTTGTACCAGATTCTAATTGCTTAGTAGTTGCATAAGTCTCTTTCTTTTTATTATCTCTTTCTTCAACTAATTTTTTATATTTTGAGTTTGCAGCACTTAAAGCATCAATATAATTTTGTTCTTTGCTTACCTCTAATTGTTGTACTGCTGCCTTATTATTTAAAGATTGTAAATATTGAGCATTAAAAGTTTTTAAGTCTTTTATCTCTAAATCCTTTATCGCTTTATTTTGACTATATAATTCTTGAAACTTTCTAAGAGCATTTTCACGTTGAGTTATATCTAATTTTTCATTAGTAATACGACCAACTAATTGTGTACCCAATGTTTGACTTGCTTGTGCAGAGCCAGCCATTTTATAAATTTCATCATTAAGTTTCTTTAATTCTTCTCTTAAATCTTTCAACTTACCAGCTGGACCTTCAAATGCTTCAGTAATTTGTTTTTGGAATACTACTGCTAAAGAAGAAACTAAACCCAATGCAACACCAATACCAGCTGGACCAGAAAGTCCACTTAGCATAGCATCTAATGCCTTTTTTGTTCCACCTTCAGTTTTAGCTAATTGTTGAAATGACTCCAACATTGGATTCAAGTTGTTTGCAATACCCATAATTCCGTATGGAGCATCTTGAGCAATTCTTGAAAAGTTTATAAGAGATTGAGTAGCATCATTAGTTGGTTTTGAAACACCAACCATTCTTGTATTTAATTGTGTTATTGCACCATTTACACTACTTATTTTTGCAGTTAGTTGATTTATTTCTCCAACATCAACCGACTTTTTTAAGGCTGATTGTAATTTCTTGAGTAAATTTTCGGCTTTTACTAATTCAGCACCTAAATCTTCTGTATTAGCACCAATATTAATTTGAATATCTAAAAGGTCTGTTGCCATCTTTATTAATTTACTCCGTACAATTTAAGTGTTCTTGCCAGTTGTTCTTCAGTTATCATTACTCTTTCCTCATCAACATCTACATCATCTAATTCTGGAATACTCCAAAAAGCCTTCATACTTTTAGGATTTTTCTCGGTTGTGGAACTTAAGTATACAATATAGGCAAGGTTTCTTGTCCTTGCCCATTCGTTTAACTCGTTTCTTTCCTTACCTAAAACGATAATGGAAAAGTCCTTCCAAGTCATATCCCAAAATTCATTTGGTCTTATTCCGCATTCCGCTGCTTTAACTAAGATATCATCCCAGTTTAGCTTTGTTAGGCTTTTTTTTTTCTTCCTCTTTATCTGCACCTTTTATGGTATGGACTGTACTTTCAACAACATATTTTAAATAGTCAATTATTTGACCTTGTTCGCTAAAAATAGAACCCACTTCATCAATCCATTCACAAGCATCATCTATTGTGTACTCAACTGCTTCTTTTTTACTTACACAAGCAGATTTGTAACCAATGTAAACAAGTTGAACTATAATGTCCAAACTTGTTTGAGCCGTTGAAAGAACTTTAAAGTACTCATCAATACCGATATTGTTTTCTTTTGTAAACTCACGCATTGACCAAGTACCCCACTTTAGGTGGATTGTGTTGTTGTTAGTCTTTAATTCAAACATAGTTTTTTATTTTATTATACTGGTGTTTCAGTTTGTGTAATAGGAGGTACACTTACAACGAAAGTTGCAGTAAACTTCACATCATCTTTATCAGCAGCGTTAACATTAAAGTTGCTAATGAAAACTAAACTTGTAGGAGTTCCACCATAAGTAATATCACCAGCTACTGGTACGGCTCTACCCATTTTAATTGCAAACAATGTTTGAGCAGAGTGAGCAACATACAATTGTTGATAGCTTTCTTTAGAAGGAGTTCCTGTTTCATCAATTGCAAATCCTTCACACTCGAAAGATTGGTTAAAAGATTGATTCGGAGTGTATTGGTCTCCACACTTAGAAGTTGCATCAATTGTTCCTAAAGTTGATGTCAAAGAGTTAGTAGTCAAACAAGCAACAGGCTTGTATGTTCCATCATTGTTAATGTCAGCTAAGAGTATATAATCTCTACCGCTTACTTTTGTTTCTGCCATTTTATTTAATTTTAATTTTGAGTTATGGTTATGTTATATGTTATTAATACTCTAAAAACGTTATCTAAAGGGTTTAAGCCATCTAAGTTTCTAATGCTTTCTACACTTAAACTTGAAGCAGTAAACCCATTTGATAAGGTTATAACTGAATCAGAGTTTATATCATCCAACACTAAATCGCTTATAGTTTCAGCACGTTTATAACCAAAGTTAGCATTTTTTGTAATAATATCAACTGTAATGAAAATACTATTTGTGTAACCTGTTTTGCCTTGCTCTTGGCTTGATGTTCTACCAGTCATAACAATATACTCATCACCAGCACCCTCTGGAGCAAAACCATCGTAAACAACCAATCCACTTGCACTTGTCAAGTTGGTATAAAACCATTTCTTTATCTCTATATTAGGATTTAACATTTTCAATTGCTTTTTTTATGTTATTTATCATCTTTGGTTTTTCCGTTTCAAAAGATGGTATTAAAAATGGTTGTGGTCGCATCCCCTTTTTTAGTATGCTTATAGCTATTGCATAAGCTATTGACTTATCATTACCTCCACCAATTCCTTTTCTTCTTACCCATAAAGTCAAAGCCTGAACCATATCTTTAAAAGTACCAGCCTTTTTGCCTTTAAAGCCACTTGCTAATTGCTCAAACCCAGCTGGTATACTTACTTTACCACCAGTTCCAAATTCTACATAAGGTGCATAAGAAGCATTTGAACCAACAGTAAAAACAAATCCTTTATCAACCTTTTGTTCTTTTAAGTAAATGCTATTTCTTAATTGACCTAAATTAACAGGTGCTAAACGCTTTGCTCCACTTTGTATGTTTAAAGCTGATGCGTTTACCTCATCCTTTACATCTTGTTGTACTTTTTTATCAAAAGATTGTAGTTTACCTAAAACTTCAGATATGTTTGTTATATCAAATGTAAATCCACCCATTATCTGTAAATTATTAACTCCAAGAACCTATTTTGGTTCTCAACGTTCTTAATTGAATGTATTGTATATCTTGAACCTTCAACATCAACCTCGTAGGAATCGTTTATGTTAACTCCAAAACGAATATAAAGCCTGTTTCTTTGGTCGAATTGTAATTCTGACTCTCCTATCTCACGAGATTGATTATCTGGTCTTAAATCACCCCAAACTGTGGTTTGTAGGGCAAATGTAGTAGTAAACCCACCTTGACCATCGCTTGTCCTTGTTGGAGCATAGATTAAGACCTCACGAGTCATCGTGTTGGCATCAACGTAATTTGCTTTCGCTTTTCCTAACTTCATATTATAAAATTGGGGATATTCTTGTCCATCTTTGACACGCTTTCCAAGACTTCTCACAAATACCAGAATCACCATCCAATCCTCTATTCTCGTAATCGTAGCTAATTTGGTCTAATATGGCTAATTTAAGGTCTTTAGGTATAGTTGTGTAACCAGCTTCATAAGTAGCCTTTAAATTGGCATATCTTGGAGATGATAGTTTAGGGAACTCATTACCTATCAATTGTAGGTTAGGTGTTGTAATCTCTAAAGCATCTTGCTCCATATCAAACAACTCAAACGTATCAATGTCAACTGGTCCAAATGGAATGTCAAAATTACCACTTACGTTGTTAAAGTAAGTAGTTATGTCTTTTGGTATCAAACTCAATCCTGTTGCAACTTCGATAGCTTCTCTTGCTTGTGTAATCATTAACGTAATCAAAGTATCTTCAGCACTTGTTGTAACACGGCAATATAATTTTGCTTCCGCTAATGTAACTGGCTCTACTATTGGTGCGATAGGAACGGCACTAAAGTCATTAATATAATTAGAATAAGACATATCCTTTTTTTACAAAATTACTTAATTTATTCCAATAAAAAACCCCCACCGAATTGGTAGGGGTCATTTATTTA